CTTTGGTTGCTGAGATTGATACATGGGAGGAGGCATCATCATCATGGGGGGTGGAGCTTGTTGATAATACTCATGATCCTGTTCCGGTTCTTGATCCTGAATATGCTCATCCTTGTTAAAATCTATGGGATTGCCAATGTCTGCTTCCATTTCTATAATTGTTTTTCATTTTTTTAAGTGGAAATTTACTCACTATACTCCTCTTCCTCGTCGGAAGATTCATAATCCTCGTCCTCTTCATCATCACCGACTACGAAGTCTTTTAAGTTTCCATCATCATCTGCGTCTTCTTCGTCATCTTCGTAGTCGTCTTCGGAACCAATCTCATCATCAGTGTCGATGTCACTGTTGTCATCATCCTCATCATAATCATCCTCGTCATAATCATCTATGAGTTCTTCTTCGGGAGAGTAAATCTCAGGTTTCTTAATACGGCGACCAGAACGGGAAATCATTTGGTTCTACTATAGTCTACTGTTTAAGTATTTAGGATGAAACGCAGTGTTTTTGTTAATAGATGCATCCATTAACATCTTTTCGGCATAATAACCTATCTGCAATACAAGGTGCTGTATATCTTCTTGAAATTCGGTCATTATCCCAATGTTTTCTAAACTCGAAAGTGCTATATAAAGAAACTTTCCTGCAAATTCGGGATCTTCATTAAGCTTGTTTTTGAAAACGTTTATGTTTGTAATAAATGCAAAGAAACCGTCTGGGTCTAATCCTGAGTATTCGTGTACCTTTTTTATTAAAATGTCTAGATCATTACTATGAATAGATTTCTTAGTAAGAAGATTGGATAAATATGTAGCAGTGGTCAGTAAAAGTCCTGACATCTTATTTTTTGTCTGGAAATAAAATCTCCTTGGATTTTTTGTTTATAACACTCCTATGAGTTTTAGACGGAGTTTTTGAGTATACAAAGTCAATTCCCGTTTTATCTATCACTACTTCACATTCTGGGTCTGTAGTTGTAGCTGTGTACTTACCACCTTTCTTTTTAGAGATGCTTGTGATGTCCATGGCCTGAATATTCTTGTTAATGAACTCGTTAAGTATAGGAATGGCGTCGTCTATCGACATTTTTTGTTTGTTTGGTGGTGTGATAGTTCTTTTAGGTGGTGCTGCATCTGGGTACAACTTGCTAACAAGTGAGGCTGGTAGTCTATTCTGTTCACCCCTGAAGTCTGCACAAAAGCCATTATTCCTACCAATGACTGTTTCACATGTGCAAAAGCATTTCTGAATGATTACGTCACCGATTACATGAAACCATACATGATTGGAATTGTGCGAACGTCCCACATTCTCACAATATCTAGATGTTGTTGACACAAGAAAGTGGTCTTTATGCGTGAATACTTTAGTGATTCTAGCATCTTCCTGACCTTCGAGATTTTTTCTAATGAAAGTTTCGAGATGGGCTACAGCCTCGGAATTAGTTAACTCATCTTTCATCTGAGCCTGTGTAAATGAACCCTCTTCTCTCTTCTTACCATCGAGTGGTCTTACAGTTTTAACATTTGTGTCCTCTGTACGAATGATAGACATTTTGAATATCTCGATAGATGGTTTGTGAGAAATAGGGTTCATTAGACAAAGGACCGGACCATAGACATATTTAAATACGGGTACATATGGGAGCTCTGTAATCTTTCCATTATCATCACACTCGGAACACCCCTGTCCACCACACACAAGGTGCTTCCCCTTTTTGTATGACCACGGAATCCTGAATCCACTTCCCTTCGTTCGCTTCTTCGAGTCACCATATACTGAGCAGTCAATGATTTGATTCCAACTCTTGGATTTGAACACAGATTTCAAAGTTGCTATAACATGTTCTCTTACATTCAATGCATTCTCTTGATCTACAACAAAACCCGGCCAGTTCATATGAACTCCAGTCTTGATAAGATTATCATCTACTTCCTTTGGCTTAGAAACACAAATGAGACAATCTTTACCCCCTAAAGTCTTTACCTTGTCACAAATGATTCTACACAGTTTCTGAATATATGGAAGATCCAATGCCTTCTCATCTTTGTAGTCAATATCCAAAAAGAAGTTATAGGTTGGAGTCTTCTGTTCCACCAAATAGAGTTTTTCCTTGTTCTTCACGGCTTCTACGTATTGCTCACAGAATTCGTCAAGCTTGTCGAATGGTATCGAAAGTACTCCACCATCCATGAGAACGTGTGAAGTAGCTTTCGCATTTTTAAATTTGTTCTTGGAACACCAGCTCCTGAACATACTTATTTCTATTTGGAGTCATTCTTTTAATCATCTTGATAGCTGTCATATAAAATGGATCGCATACAAGAAACGTCCACATGCTCTTTAATATCGGTGCTAAGATTCTTTTTAATAACAAGAAGTTCATAGACTGTCTTAGTTTTGACACTCTCAATATATTGTTCCGCCCTGCGATCACTGTATGCTTTGTTATCAATAAGAAGATCTTTGATCTGCTTTAAAATGTAAGTCTTCGACTTCATTCCTATTTTATACTAAATGTTTTTCTATTTAACGAAGTTACACACGAATAGAACTGAGGGTTCTGAATCACATTTCGTATAATCAGATCCCAACGTTTACGAGCATTAAACTCTTCTAAAGTATCAAAGCTCATAAAGTCATTCTCGTCGTATGTTTTCTTTATCGGCTCTTTATTAATTTTTTTTAAATTGGTCTTCGCCTTCTCATCATTAAACTTCTTAATCATATTGACCTGATCAGTACGTTTAAAGTTGACGAAAAAGACGTAAACGTTGTATACTAATTCTACTGTGGGACTTTCCTTGTGAATAAAGTTGAACTCTGTGTATTCACCCTTTTTCAAGGAAACAACTCCCCGTGTCTCCTCCTCTAGCTCTCTAAGAGCACATCTCAAAGGATTGTAAATTTCTCTACGTCTGCACCCCCCTGTGACAAAAATCCAATCCTTAAATCTACGATCCCTCACGGTCAGAAACCGTGGGCGATCGCCTTCAAATGTTACTGGAATAGCTATCGCTTTGTATTTCTTCATTGCTCATTTAGCAAGTTATAATATGCGAATATGTTTATTCCTCCTTTTTCTCCTCAGTAACAGGAATCTTAGTAACGGTTTGGGGTTTCGCCTCATCTTCCACAGGCTCAATAGTGAGACCCTTCATGAGGTTAACGGAGAAGGTCTTCACAGCGTGAACATCCTCCTTGGTCTTTCGCATATCGTTAAACATGTAAGCAACGACAGCAATACAAACAATAACACCCGCGATAAGCATGGTTTCGCGATCAAAAGATAACATCTTATGTGTAATAGACGTTGATTTCTTTTAAGCCGAAATTATTGCACCCATCTTAGTCTTTCCTTTCTGAGTACACGCATCATCTCCTCCAATAAATTGGAGACGCTGATACCTCTCAGCTTCACACTGTTCCTGCCTGGGCTGGACTTCGACAATCTTTTCAAGTGTCCTGGATTTGGGATTGTATGTCAACACGAAAACTGCTCCTAGTAAAAAGACAATCAACCAGAAGTTCATTTTACTAGTAGTAAAGATTATGTTATAGTGACGGGTAAATTTAGTTACTGTATAATAAGCCACCCATACCATTTTCAACCCTTAAAATGTTGAAATTGACGGCATAAATAGTGTCCTTGAAGTTGCTTGTCTCACTGACAATGCGGGCAGAATCAAGTCGGCTAAAGTTAAGCGAACCTGTGGGCTGAACCCTGGAAGTGTCAAGGCAGAAGGGGAAAGCGTAAAGCTGGGGATCAGACTTAGCGCTGGGGGCGTGGTAGTAAGAAGCGGTGGAAGTGTAGTGAGGATCGATGAACTTGTAGTCGGTGACATCAGTGCCATTAATCTGAATCTTCACACGGTTAGTAGCAGTGTTAACACTGTCAGTGGCAACATTGCTCGCGGCAAGGAACTTGACTGGGTGGTTGAAATTCAACTCCTGAGTGCGACCCATAGAAGGAAGAGACTTCTGAACCTGGGTAATAAGGATGGCCCTGGGCTCACTGGCGATGAGTTGACGCTCATCGGTGTCAAGGTAGATGAAGTTAGCGTGGCACTCAACACGACGAGTAGCACTGTTCACAGCGGCGTTAGTCGCCCATCGGA